ATCAAAATTTTCATAAAGTAGTACCTTATGGCAACGCAAGAGGCCCAGAACACAAGACCCAATCTTATGCGAGCACCCCTGCAATACGAGAAGCTGCGATGATAATTGCAGTGGACATCTGGCAAGCTAGACAAGTTAGCCAGACTGGTGGGGTAGGCATGGATGGGATCAGTGCCAGCCCTTATCGGATGGGTTATCAGCTGATTAACCGAGTGCGTGGTCTCATCCAGCCGTATTCAAATCCAGCATCACTGGTAGGTTAATATGCCAGCTGCGATTACCACATTACGTAGCACACTAGCCACAGATCTTACTAATGCTGGCGTGTGGTCAGTATTTGCATTTCCACCAGCTACATTACTTGCCAATGCAGTAGCGATCACCCCTGGCGATCCTTACATAGTACCGAGCAATAACGATCATGTAACAGTATTACCTTTAGCAAACTTTAGAATTTTAATCACTAAACCTGCGTTAGATAACCAGGGCAATTTGGCTGGTATGGAAGATTACATAGTAGCCGTAGTAACAAAGTTAGCAGCGTCAGCGCTGACACTTAATATATCAAGCATTTCAGCTCCAGCAATCGTAAGCGCTCAAAGTGGCGATTTATTGGTGTCTGAAATTACAGTATCAATCCTAACGAGCTGGAGTTAAATTATGAGCAAAGAAGAAGATTTAGCCTTCTTAATAAAGACAGGCCAAATAAAAGAAGAACCAAAAGGCAAAGCAGCAACCAACAAGAATGACGAGGAGTAACAATGGCAATATACTTAAATAACAACGTCGGCGTTAAGTTGGCTACCAACGCAGCGCCTACTACACCTTCAATCGATATTAGCGACTTGGTATCAAGCGCTGTTATCAATCAAATCGTGGATGAGCTAGAAATTACTGCGATGGGTGACACTGCTCACCGTTACGTAGCAGGTCTACAATCAGGCACATTTACAATCGACTTTATGAACGACTGGGCAACATCTGAGGTAAGCCAGACTCTTAATGAGGCATTTGGCAAGACTCTAGCTGTATCAGTAATTACAGTTAAGGGCACTACAGTTTCAGCTGCTAACCCTACCTACCAGTTCTCAATCTTAGTAAATAACCTGACTCCAATCGGATCAGCTGGAGTAGCCGAAATTGCTACATCTAGCGTTACATTTACTGTAAACTCTGGAATCACAGTATCGCCATCAGTGGCGTTCTAATTAAGGAGTAACAATGGCAAAGCTTAAGATTACTAGGGCTAATGGTGAAGTCACAGAACACAAGATAACACCAGGAATTGAATATAGCTTTGAGTTGAAGTGGGGCGCAGGTATTAGCAAGATTTTGCGTGAGCATGAACAGCAAACCCATATTTTTTGGTTAGCTTGGGAGTGCTTGCGCAAGTCTGGCGCACAGGTACCTATATTTGGAGTTGAGTTTATTGACAGCCTAGAAACTGTCGAGGTATTAGACGAAGAAAAAAAATAATAAAGCGGGATTCTATAGTTTATGGCATAGCCGCATTAGCCGTAGAAACTGGGATACCGCCTAGCGAGTTTATCAATATGGACTCGGAGATGTATCGGGCTATTATTCAAGTGATAACCGATAGAGCCGAAAGGGTTAAGAATGCCAGCAGAAGTCGTAGGCGTTAAGGACGTTCTTAATGGGCTCAGTTTTATCGATGAAGATTTAAGGGCAAAAATTAGCAAGGCTATTGATCCATTAATGCGAGCAGTAGCAGAAAAGGCTAAAGGTTTTGTACCATCTAATGGACAAGTATTATCTGGATGGTCGAAGCCACTATCTTCTACTATCGAACGACCATTTCCAAAGTATGATGGCAGTATAGTTAAAGCTGGTATTGGATATAACCCAGGTAAAAATGTAGCCACAAAAAATGGCTGGCAAGTAAGCCAATATGTTTACAACGTAAGTAGAGCTGGATCTATCTACGAAACCGCAGGCAGATTAAACCCACAAGGTAGAGCGCCGTTTACATTTAAGCATGAGGGTAGCGGCACTTACGTTAGAAAGTCTGCTAAGAGTCAAGCGTTAGATTTTTATGATTCGAATAACCCATTTGCTAGCCAGCAATTTATTGGTGCTTTAGAGCCAGTAACAAAGCCTAAGCGAGTACCAGGCGCACGTGGGGCAACAGGCCGAAAGATGCAAGGCCGTTTAATCTATAAGGCTTGGGCACAGGATAATATAAAAGTATACGATGCCATATTAAAAGCCATAGATAAAACAGCTGTAGAATTTACCCGCAAAACTGAAATTAAGAAGGTGGCATAGTGGCCAATATATTTGTAGCAGCCTCGGCAACCTGGAATGGCAAGGCGCTTAAAAAGGCTAAGCAAGATGTAAGCGTATTTGATAAGCAAGTTAAAAAATTAGGTGGCACACTGGCCGCAGCATTTTCAGCCAGAGCAATAGTTAGATTTGGTAAAGAAACAGTAAAAGCGTTTGCAGCCGATGAAGCAGCCGCCAAGTCTTTAGAGATTCAATTAAAAAATACAGGCTTTGCATTTAGTTCACCAGCTGTAGAACTTTATATCGCTAATCTACAGAAAACTACAGGCGTATTAGATGATGAATTACGCCCAGCCTTTCAGCAATTACTAACTGTTACAGGATCTATCACCACTAGTCAAAATGCATTAAATACGGCTATGGATGTATCAGCCGCCACAGGCAAATCTTTAAGTCAGGTAACAACGGCGCTATCTAGAGCCTACGCTGGCAATACCACAGGATTAAGCAGGTTAGGTGCTGGCCTAGATAAAACTTTATTAAAGGCTGGCAACATGGACGATATTATGGCCGAACTTAATAAAAAGTTTTCAGGCCAAGCGCTGGCTAGATTAGATACTTATGCTGGCAAGATGAGTTTATTTGCTGCATCTGTAGCCAATGCGGAAGAAATTATCGGCAAAGGTTTGTTAGATGCATTAACAGAATTAGGTGATGATAAGAGTATTGAAGGCCTAAGCAATAACATGGAAGACTTTGCCACAGCTACAAGCGAAGTAATTGTGGGTCTAGGTAGAGTAATTGGTAAATTAAAGGCAATAGGTAATATACCTGGTGTAGATGGTTCAATTTTAAGAAACTTACCATACATAGGCCCAGCCTTACGTGCTGCAGAAGCTCTAAGATCAGCTGGACAAAATCCAGTAGATCGTGGTGGGCAAGAAAGAACAGCAGGCCGTGTACTAGCCGCACAAAGAAGACAAGAAATTAAAGCATCTCAGGATCTATTAAAATTAAAGAAGCAAGAATTAGCCACATTGAAGGCTAAGAGTGCTATAGATGAACTATCTGCTAAGTTTGATGTAGAGCGTATTGGATTTCAAAAAGCGCTTAATGAAGCCACAGATGAAGAAACTAAATTACGCATTAGGGGACAGTTAGCCATCCTAGATAATAACGAAGCATTAGCCAAAAAGATATTAGAAGAAATGAAAGCGGCAGATGCAGCAAGGAAATTAGGAGAAGCCTTAGAAGCTAGCGCTGATAAATACGATAAAATGATAAGTGGTTTAATCGGACAATTTAGAGCGTTAGGTTTATCACTACAAGAATCTATGGCCTTAGCAGGTATGTCTGCTAGATACCAAGCCCAAGCAGATGCCTTTGCAGCTGGCAGAGGCGGTGGCAGTGGTGGTGGAGCACCATTATCTACAGATCCATATGATATTTTAATTAGACAACTTGCACCAGAATTAAACACCTCTTATGGTTTATCTCCGCAAGAAGCTATATCTCTAGCAACTATGTCTGCAAGGTATCAAGCGCAAGCCGATGCGATTACTTTAAGAATAGATGCCTCTGGCGACAAGATGAGCCAAGCAATCGCTGAAAGTATTCAACAAGCGACTAGAAATGGTTATAGCACTTCTGGCGCTGGACAGTTGCCATAATGACAGTACCAGTAATCAATGCAGTAATTAACTTTGGCACTGGCCCTAGTTTTGCTCAGGCCATGATACTTGGCACAGGTATTTTAGATACAAACATATTAGCCGATTCTGCCGCACTAGTGGTAGATGTATCTAATCAAATTAACCGCATAGAAACTAACCGAGGCCGTACCGCTCTTAGCGATCAATTCCAAACAGGCTCACTTACATTACGCATAATAGATCAAAATGGTGATTTTAACCCACAGAATACATCTAGCCCATACTTTACATTTTTGACACCTATGAAGAAGGTGCAGATAAGCGCTACATACAACAGCGTTACTTATCCTATATTTTCAGGGTTTATTACCAGCTACGTTACAACATACCCAGATGATTCAGGATTTGATGAATTAGCCATAACCACTATTCAAGCTGTAGATGCTTTTAGATTAGCCCAGTTAGCACAGATAAGCACAGTAACTGGCGCTACCGCTGGTCAATTATCAGGTACTCGTATCAATAAGATATTAGATGAAATTGACTGGCCAGCCACCATGCGTGATGTCGATGCAGGTTTAACTACATTACAGGCAGACCCAGGCACTAACCGCACAGCATTACAAGCATTAGAAACTGTAGCGCAGTCAGAGTATGGCGCTTTATATGTAGATGCTAATGGTGAGTTTGTATTTCAAGATCGAGGCCTTACAGCTAGTTCTATCGGTGGCACACCTACAGTTTTTGCAGATAATGGCACAGGCATAGATTACTTTGATGCTACTTGGATATTAAATGATGTGCTTATATTTAATAAAGCTACAATTACTAGAGTTGGTGGTAGCCCACAGGTAGCTTTAGACCAAGACAGCATAGATAAATACTTTCTTCACAGCTACTTTTTAGATGGCCTACTTATGGAAACAAATGCGGTAGCCCTAGATTATGCCCTGGCTTATGTGGCTAGTAGGCAGGAAACTTCTATTAGATGCGATGCCATAGTCTTAGACCTATACACAGATAATTACAACTCAGGTATTATCGCAGCCTTAGACCTAGATTTCTTTGATCCTATTGAAGTAATTACTACTCAGCCTGGCGGATCTACCATAGATAAAACCTTACAGATTTTTGGGGTACGGATGGCAATAACCCCGAATAGTTGGAAAACTACGTTCACGACACTAGAGCCAGTCATAGATGCATTTATCCTAAATAATAGCATTTATGGTACTTTGGGCTATAATGTCCTAAGTTACTAAGGAGTATAGATGGCTATAGGATTTCCAGTAAAAGACGATTACGTAACGGGCGATGTATTAACAGCCGCCAATATGAACGATCTTTCTGGCACATTAAACACAATACAAAGCGTTGAGTATGCGGCTGGTAAAAACGCAATTATTAACGGCGCATTTAATGTGTGGCAACGCGGGACTACTTTTACCAATACTACAGTTAATACTTACACAGCCGATAGATGGTTCTTTGGTGGTTCTGGCAACAATACTGGTGCTATTTCACGACAAACTTTTACACCAGGTACTGCTCCTGTTGCAGGTTACGAAGGTCAATTTTTCTTTAGATTTGATCAAACAACTACAGCAATTAGTCCTACTGTTACACAACGCATTGAGGATGTAAGGAAGTTTGCTGGTCAAACAGTAACTGTTTCATTTTGGGCAAAGACAGCGAGTTCTATGAACGGCTTGCGATCCATTACAATAAATCAAAACTTTGGTTCAGGTGGTTCAGGAACAGTTACAACTACAGTAAATAGCGCAGTAGCAACAACAACTGCTTGGACTAGATTCTCTTACTCAGTAGCAGTACCTAGTATTAGTGGTAAAACTGTTGGCACAAGTAGTTATTTTGAATTGAGTTTTAATACGGCAGAATTTGTTGCAGTTACTCTAGATATTTGGGGCGTACAGGTTGAAGCAAGTTCAACTGCTAGCGATTTCCAAACTGCAACTGGCACAATTCAAGGCGAGTTAGCCGCTTGCCAGAGGTATTACTGGAGATTTGGAGCGCATAGCGGTGGAACTGCTGGTGCTTATCAGCAATATGGAATAACTGGATATGTATCCCTAACTACACAAGCATTAGTGCAAATGATGTATCCCGTAAGGATGAGGGCAACTCCGACTTCAATAGATTTTGCCAACATTTCAATTAATGACCAAAACAATACAACTTTTGCAATTTCAGCATTAACCTTTAATGCACAAAATGATAGTACTGGTGGTTTCGTTGCTACGATTGCAGGTGCTACTGCTAATCGTTTTTGCATCATTCAAAACAATAACAATACAGGCGGTTTTCTAGGAATAAGTGCGGAGTTATAAACTATGGATAATGTAACATTTATTGAAGTAACTGTTAATGATGAAACGCAAGAACACGCCATCATTGACCGAGGCAACGGAGAGTTTACTTCTATGCTGAAATCTACTTATGATGAAATGATAGCGGCACAATCCACCCCGATTGATACTGAGGATGAGTAAACAGCCCTGGCTGTGTGCAGCTGGTGTTCAATTAAGAGATCAGATTGATACCTGGTTTGCAGATCGCCGCACTTCCAGTGATGGGTGGATTGGCGATGCTCGTCATTCCGCCAGCAAATCGGATCATAATCCAGACAAATCTGGGATCGTCCGAGCCATTGATATTGATTCTCGTTTGGATACATCCGAGCAGCTCTCGATATATTTGGCTGACCAGATCCGAGTCTGTGCAAAAACCGATAAGCGCATATCTTACGTAATCCATAATGGCTTTATTGCATCAAGGATTATGAGATTTAAGTGGCGCAGATACAGGGGTATCAACCCACATAAGAAGCACATACACATTAGCTTTACAAAGTTGGGCGATAAAGATTCTAAGCCGTTCGATATACCACTACTAGGGGGCAAGATATGAAAATAACCAAGAAGCAAAAAGCAATACTAAAATCTTACGCACGTGGGGTATTAGTATCTTTTTTAACATTTTTAGCAAGTAATGAATTAGGTTTAGATCCAGCACTGTCTGTAGTAGTTGCAGCATTAGCTGGCCCAGCAGCTAGGGCTTTAGATAAATCCGATACAGCTTATGGTGTCGGTGCTAATGAAAAATGAGTCCAGCGGAATGGGCTGGCTTTGGCGCTGGCGTTATGGCCGTGCTATCAGGCGGGCTAATCGGATTACGTTTTCTCGTTAAAGGCTGGTTAAACGAACTAAGACCTAATGGTGGATCTAGTATGAAGGATCAATTAACTAGGTTAGAACAGCGTGTTGATGATCTATTCCTTATCATGAATAAGCGACAATAGCAATATGGCTACAGCACGCAAGCGTAAGAAAGTTAATAAGCGCAAGGGCAAATACACCCATGAGCAAATTAATACCAAGTTAGATACTTATGCCATTTCGTTGCGTGAGTTTTATTTGAGCCTAAGACGTGCAGGATTTCCAGTAGATCAAGCTCTAGGAATGTGCGATAAAAATGTATTCCCAGATTGGCTAACACCATCTAGCCCAGACTTTGATCCAGTTAATCCAGACCATGACCCCTACGAGGATGAGGAATAATTGCGCAAAATTGCGTTCGTGTCAGATCTGCAAGTTCCTTTTTTTAATGAAGCAAGTGTTAAATCAGTAGGCCGTTTTCTGGCTAAATGGAATCCGCATAGGACTATCTGTATTGGTGATGAAATTGATCTACCACAGCTAGGCGGTTTTAATGCTGGCACCATTGATGAGATGGTTGGCAATATAAATGATGATAGAAAACAAACACAAGAAGTCCTAACATACTTAGGCGTAACAGATGTACTAGGAAGTAATCATGGAATCAGACTTTATCGATCAATTAAAAAGCGACTACCATCTTTCCTTAACCTACCCGAAATGCAGTATGAGCGTTTTATGGGATATGACAAGCTTGGAATCAAGTTCAGTCCTTTCGGGCTTGACTGGGCGCCAGGCTGGACAGCCGTTCATGGTGACGCTTTCCCTCTTAGCCAAGTACCTGGACAAACGGCCTTAAACGGGGCTAGAAGGCTAGGAAAAAGCGTGGTGTGTGGACACACCCATAGACTAGGGGTATCGGCCTTTACAGAGGCTTCTAGAGGCCAATTAGGGCGTACTGTATGGGGAGTAGAAGTCGGAAATCTCGTTGATTTGAGCAGTTCAGGCATGGCGTATACAAGGGGCTATGCTAACTGGCAACAAGGCTTTGCTGTGGCATACGTGCATGAGCGTAAGGTTCAGGTGATAACCATACCTATCAATGCAGATGGCAGCTTTATATTTGAGGGCAAACTCTACAAATAACGTTATCAAATCGTTATCAAAATTAAGCCCTAAATCATCCACAAAGTCATACACAAGTGTCACACTATTGACATGCCACAAAACGTGTGCATAGAAAGTAGGGCTACAAATGAATAACATATGGCTAGAAGCTAGACAGGATGGTCTGATATTTTTCTGGATCATGTTAGGTCTAGCAGTATTGGTACTGGCTTATTGGAAGATACAAAGTAGAGCGTTTGATCGTGGCTACTGGGTTGGTAGATCAGCTGGCTGGAAAGCATCTATCGAGCATAATCAGAAGATCGAGAAACTAAGATCTAGAGCAGTATTTGATTATGACAAACACTGAGAAACTGTTTGCAGATGCGGTCACGCTTATACACGACAGAGGGATGCATTACGGCCACCCAGCAATCCAAATGGATCGAATTGCCAAATTATGGTCTGCGTATCTCAATTTTCCGATCACATCAAATCAAGTGGCAGGCTGTATGGCACTGCTCAAAATTAGTCGCAGCGTGGAAAGTCCAGAGCTTGACGATCACTACAAAGACGCACTTGCGTATATTGCCATATCAAAAACCTGTCATGAATATATGCAGGATAAAGACTTTGAATGGGAGCACTAATCATGGCATTTGACTTAAGTAATTACGAAACAGTAGACGAACGTCTACATAAATGGTGGAAGGAATTTCCAGATGGAAGATTGGAAACAGAGGTTGTCGAGGCCTCAAACACTCGATTCATTGTTATATGCAAACTATACAGAACCGAAGCAGATCCGAAGCCGTACGCTACTGGAATTGCGAGTGAGACTGTTACTGATCGTGGCGTTAATGCGAATTTTGCTTTACCTAACTGCGAAACAAGCGCAATTGGTAGAGCGATTTCAAATGCGGGTCTCTCAGCTAAAGGTAAGCGTCCAAGCAGAGAAGAAATGGCATCAGTAAACGCTAAATCAGCAGAATCCTTTAGTGTTGAAACTAAATTGCCAGATCCTGTGCAATGGGGTGAAACCGATTGGACTACAGCTGTGCCAGATGCACCTAATCCACCACCTGAGTGTGGCTGTGCTAAGGGCATGGCATTAAAGAAAGGCCTGAGCACTACTACCAAGAAGCCTTACTATGGATATGTCTGTTTAGATAACATTAAAGAGCATGCTATTTGGGCTAAGCAAACTGCTACAGGTGCATGGTACTTTCCAAAGGATAAGGAGTAATCGTGGGCTATATTGCTTTCATAAACGGACGTGGTGTTCACGTTGTCATGGATGATAATGGTGTTCACCTAGAACAATCTGTTATTAAATGTGAAGTTTGTGATGATGATCGAGTATTCAAAGATGGCACATGCTTTAGATGCCATGAATTGATAAATCGTGACTAAGTTCAAATGTAATGGCTGTAAACGCCCTACAGAGTTTCTGTGGCTTGACAGTATTGATGTAGGTGAAGGTCACAAAGCCTACCAATGCATGAGCTGTGGCTGTACTGGAGTGAAGAACGTGGCCGAAGCTTTGGATGTGCCTGACAAAGACATATCCAGATGTGATAAGTGTGGTATGTGGAAGTTCTTATCCGTGGTATGCCACACTTGCCAGTTAATTGATGCTAAATAATGTATTCATACGCTCTTACTTATGCCGAAGAAGCTTTATGTGCTCATACTGGATACATGCGACAACGTAAATTCTTAAACAAACCTTACAAAAATGTAAATTATGTAGAAGGTGATGTTTATGAAATGTGGCAACACTCAGTATGTGCAGGTGCCGAGTTAGCCTTTGCTAGGATATTGGGTTTTAATGACTTTAAGCCTAGCGTTGATACTTTCAAGTCACAGTTTGATATTGATGGTGTTTGCGAGATTAGATACAGCTTCAACAACAATCTGGGAATGAGATTTACAAAAAGAGATAACCTAGAAGCTAGATATGTACTTATGCTTGATGGGCTCAGGCATAGGACTAGGCGAACGCCACCAGACTTTCAAGGCGAACCTTACACAGCTGTAGGTTGGATATATGGCTATGAGGTATCGGTTACAGATAATGGGAGAGTGGATCAAATGTATTTACGTCCTATGAGGGAGTTTAATTAATGCCTACTTATGAGTTCAGCTGTAATGAGTGCGGCACCTTTGGCTCTACTTTTAGATCATTTACCGAGGATGTGCCAACTATGGATTGTCCTAAATGTCATACATTAATGACACGGATCTATTCAGCACCTGGGTTAGTGTTTAAGGGTAAGGGCTGGGGTAGTAAGCCATGAATGAGATTGGCTACGATCAAACCTGGCAAGAAGGCGACGACTTACGCTATCAATGTAAATATGTTGTGATCTAAATCACTGTCCACATAGTGAGATGATATTGTTATCTAACGTGAAAGGATTTTGTTATGTATGGTACCCTCAAAAAGCGTTCGATCTTAAATCGAAAAGCTGAGTCGCCAGCGGCTAGACTCGGAAGGCGCAGAGTTTGGGCGACCTCTTTGCTAATTGCATTTAGCCTTTGCTTTTCAAAAGATTATTCCGTTGCAGCTGACAAACCTATACATTACAAACAATATGCATTTATCCAATTAAATCATTCATTCACAGAGTTCTACTGTTTAGATGAGTTATATCATAAAGAAAGTAGATGGAATCCTAAAGCTAAGAATGGTTCACATTATGGCATACCACAAGGTAGATCTAAGTACTTGGCTAAGGTAGATGGCTTTAAGCAAGTAGACTGGGGTATTAAGTACAATCTAAATAGATATGGTTCTATGTGTAAAGCATTAGATCATTTCAAGATTAAAGGATGGCATTGAGTAAAAGAGCTATAGGTAGTGGCAAGTGGCAGAAGCTGCGCATACAGATCCTTGATCGAGATGGGTGGACATGCGTGAGTTGTAACAGGCCAGCACATACAGTGGATCACATCATACCTAGAGTTAAGGGTGGTGACATGTGGAGTCCAGACAACCTACAAAGCATGTGTAAGTCATGTAATAGCGCTAAAGGTGGGCGTTTTTTTAATAGCACGGCGACCCCCCCTGTCTTTTTCAAACCTTCTCTCTCCAAGAC